AGAATCGACGAGCGTCACGGCCTTGTTGGCGAGCGTGATGCCGCCCGCCACATAGCCCGTACCGGTGACTTCGTCGGTACCGACACCGGTACCGCCCGAGTCCCAGAACTCATGCGTGTCCGCATAGGTGTACGTGTTGTCGAGCAGACCGATCTTGATGGTGTTCGCCGTGAAGTCCACGTCACCGTTCATGACGTGATACACGCCCTCTTGATACCACTTTGCTGTTACTGCCATATATGTGCTTCCTTTCCGAGTCCCCGGGAGCCGAGGCCCCCGGGGTCACTCAGTCAGATCTGCTAGGCAGACCGGCTCGCGGAGCGGTGATAGTCGAGGTCCCGCAGCTTCACAGTTACGGTGCCAGTCGCCGCGCCGCCATCGTTGGCGGACACGACCCTCGCATACCTCTTGACGATCTCCACTGGGATCACGTGCGTCTCGGCGTCGTCAGCCTCAGTCAGCTGATTGAACGCGGCCACCGCCACGGCATTCGTGCCAGAGCTGTCGTCGGCCTGCTCGATTGTTACGCGCAGCTCGACTCCAGTACCGCCAAGAGTACCTGTCACGGCCTCGGCCTGGCAGATCCACGGGAACGTCACCTCGGTCCACGACCCGTTTCCGGGCGAGGACACGTCGATGGTCCACGAAGGGGCCTGCGTGTCCTTGACGAAGGTTCCAACGCCAGGGTTCAGACTTGCTTGTGCCATTCAGTTCACCCCCTAGGCGTTCTTGATGTGCTTGACACGCACGATCGAGTACGGGTTGTAGATGGCGAGACCCGGATACCACTCGACGCGGCCCAGATGCCCGGGCGCCTCGGAGAGTTCCCCGAAGTCCTTCATCTCCATTGACCCACCGAGGCCGGACAAGCCGGACACGTTCTCGTCGGCGCCGAACGCCACGAGATAGATCGATGCAGTGTCACTGTTGGTGGAGGCGCCGTCCAGCTCATCGAACCCGAGCAGCTCAGTGCCGTCAGCGTCATCACCGATGACGCGGATCGGCCGGCCGTTGTACTCGGTCACCTTGCGGCCGAACGAATCGGTACCGACATCGATGAGCGAGTAGCCCGTGTACGTCGAGCGTGCGAGCTTCGTGAACTTCGACCGGAGCTTCCGGTTTGCGAGGATCACTTGGGCTGACGCCTGGTTGCGGAACAAGTCGAAGGCGTCGTCAACGGCGTCGAGCGTTAGCTCCACACCAGATGCCGTCGCGCCAACTGACTTCTCGAGGCCAAGACCTTCGTCAATGAGCGCGTTCACGCCCTTGAAGTCCTTGGCCGTGCCGGTGCCGTCGAAGAACGACTTGTCGAACTGACGCGACATCGCCTTCGCGAACTTTGCCCACTGCTTGGCCTTGGCATCGACCTTGTCGGCCTTGACCTTGAGCAGGTAGTTGTCGATGAACACCTCGCCACCGAGAATCGACACGCCGAACATGCGCTTTGTGTCGGTCCCGAAGTCGCGGGTGTATCCCTCGTTCACGTCACGGAACTGGACGCCAGGTAGCGTGCCTTCGATCGTTACTTCGATCGCGTTCCCCTGAATAGACGTGAAGGGGAGCATCTCGAGGATCGGGGACTCTTGCGTGAGGGTCTCGATGACGCCCCTTTTCAGGGTGTCACTCGAGTACTTGTTCGCCTCAAGAAGTGTCCACGCCCCGGAATAGTCGAAAGCCATCTCTGGCTCACCCTTCCTTTGTGTAGACGGTTGCTAAGTTGTCGTCTGCGTTATTTGACTGGCTTGAGACCGGCCTTGATCGCGTCGATACCGTGGAGCTTCTGCTCGTTCACGGCCGGCACAACCTGCCCGCCTGCCTGGGTGACCTGCCGGACACGCTGATACGGATCGTCGTCGATCCCCTCCTCAACGGAGAGGAACTCCCTGACCGCGGCGTCCAACTCGTCGCCATCCAGTCCCTTCTTCGCAAACACGTCGCGGGCCAGCTGGACCTGGGCCTCAGAGCGTTCCAACTGGATCGCCTGTGCCTTCTCTTCCAACTCGTCCGCAGACAAGCCCTCAAGATCCTCGGGCTTCACCAACGACAGGCCCTGTTCCGAGATCACTTCACGTGATCGCCGCTGGGCCAGCTCCTGGCTGATCGTCCGGTTCTCCCTGAGTGCGTCCTCAAGCCTTTGCCTGAGGCCCTTGCCGCCTTCCTCCCGCTCAACCCTGTCGAGTTCCTCTGAACTGAAGTCCGTCGGCATGCTTTCTCCTACACCCGGAAAAGGTTACGCCCCCTGTAGCCCCGGGGAGACCCAGGGGGGTTCAATAGACAGCCCGAGAAGTGTCTCCTCGGTTAGCGGCCGCGCTGCGTGATACGGCCCGATTCGTCCAGGTCTGTGGAGAACTGGGAGCCGGTGCGGCCCAACGCAGTCTCCTGCTTCGTGACACGGTTCAGGAGCGACAACATGTCGCCCTCCTGCAACAGCGTCGCCCGCTCATACATGTCGCGGTTGATGTCCTGCACGTTCGCGCGGCGCGCCATACCCAACAGCCCGAACCTCTGCTGCGCGTACTGCGAATACGCTTGGTTCGCCTGCGCCTGCGTCACACCGGCCTCGATGAACTGCTGCACCCGCGCCTTGTCGGTCAGGGTCAGGCCCTGCCGGGTAGCGGCAGAGCCTATCAGCGCATAAGAGAACGCGGTCTGCAACTCGTCCGCCGTAAGATAGGTACCGTTCTGGTAGGCGGTCGCGGCGATGCCGTCCGCCATCTGGAGTACCGCCGCCGGGTCGGAAGAGAGAATCTGCCGCACGAACGCCTCGTCAACGACGCCCTGTTCCTGGAGGTCGAACATCATTTCAGCGACGTGGTCCATCGCCACCTTGGCGGTCCGCTCGAGCCAGGTCGGATAGGTGATCGGCGAGGCCGTCACACGCTGATCGTACTCCCTGCCGAGGTCCCTCTGATAGGTCGGGTCGACGATCGCGTTGTACATGTCGTCAACCGACACGTCGAGGCCCGCATAGATGTAGAACGCGTCGCGGAGTTCCCGGGTGCCTCGGTCAAGAGCGTTGTACATCTGGAACCGCTCTTCAAGCTCGTTCGGGTCAACGTCGTTCTCTATCCAGAACAGGTAGTTCGACGGCGAGTCCGTCGCCGGGTCGTAGGAACCGAAGTCCTTCAACACAGACCGGTAGTCGTCGACGGCCTGCAAGTACTCGGCCTCCGACCGGTAGCGGAGGGACCCGTCCTCGCGGCGGATACCGGGAAACATCTCCTTGTACTCGGGCGTCTTGATGATGTTCGAGTAGATCTCGTCCCACGACGCGTCCTCGCGGATCATGCGGAACATCAGGTCCTCGAGACCCAGCTCCACAACCCACGGGAAGTTCGCCTCGATGTAGGCGTACAGGTCCGCCTGGTTATCGGTCATGTCGGTCACTTCGTCGGCCCGACCCTGAGTGTCGTCCTTGTCAGCCATTGTCTAGAACCCCATCTGACGGCCAAGCTGGCCGAAGGTCGTGAACATCTGGTCCCTCGCGTTCTGCGTCTCAAGCCACCGCGAGTCCTCTCGCAACGACATCTTGAACTCGGTCAGCGACTGGCCGGACTGCAACGCAGTCTGCACCGTCTTGTCCAACAGGGACGGCCGCGCCACCTCCAACTGGTTCGAGAACATCTCAAGGTACGGCGCCGCCCAGTCGGACGTCTTGATGCCCTTCGGCTTCCCCTGGTATGTGATGGAAGCCTTCTCGTCCAGGTCCTGCTCGATCTCAGCGATCGACGTCTCGTTCATTGACACCTGCTCACCGATCTTCAACGCCTCCGCCCACGGCAGCTCAAAGCCCCAGTCGCGGTACAGCTGCTGAACCTCAGCGGCCTTCGTCTCAATGTTGACTTCCTCCTGGCCCTGCGCCTTCTCCTCGTCGCGTTTGATCCTCGACCAGGGACTGTTCTCGTTCTTCTCAGCTTCGGCCTTGATCCAGGTGTTGATCACCGTCTGCTGCGTCGCCTGCCCGGACGCAACCGACAGCGCCTGCCGGTACAGCTCAGGGTTACCGGCCTCGAGTTCAGCCGGAGACACCGTCCCGTCACCGTCGGTGTCGTACACGTCGAGGCTGAGGTCCTCGCCGACATACGTCCACCAGAGGCCAGCGAGCTTCGCCGCCTCGTCGGCGATCCGGAGGTCACGCTCCGCCGTCGGCAGGTCGTCCCATTCCTTCTGCTTGACTGTCTTCGAGTCCCAGTAGTCCGTCTCCTGGAGCCGCTGCTGCAACTCGCCGGCCGACATGCCGGGCCTCGCGATCCACAGCGCGATCAGGTCGAGGACACCGCGGTCCGCCATCGCATCGGACCCATAGATGCCCATCGCGAACAGGGCCTCTTCGATCTGCTCATCCCACGACATGCCGGGAGGAGAGCCGGCGAACGCGTCGGTAGAGCCGCCGTCCTGCCACCCCTCGCCCATCACCAGCGAATCCCACTCGGACATGCTCATCTTGGTACCGGACGACGTCAGCTGGTCACGGCCTGCCGTGACCTCAAAGTAGACGGCCGTCGATACGCCATTGAGACCGACGATGTTCCCGACGACATAGAACTTGCCGTCGACCTCGTAGACGTCCATGCCGCGCGGTATGTACACCGTGTCAGCGACACCGCCCTCGTAGTTATCTCCCGTCGGATACACGCTTTCGCTCCTTGCCCCGTATGACTGATTGATCAGGTTCGTCGGATCGACGGTACCCTCACTCGTGTACATCCGCATATGCAGGTGCGACCCCGTCGAGGCCGCATTCCCGCTGTTACCTACCGCCCCCAGAGTGGTGCCGGCAGAGAACGTCGTACCGACCGTGACCGGCGGCGGAGACTGCATATGCGCGAAGTAGTAGGTCACACCGTCGTCGCCGAGGAACGTGACCGTGTAGCCGCCGACACCGGTGTTGTTACCGACCGCGATGACCCTGCCGCCGACAGGCGCCCGGATCACAGACCCGGCCGGTGCCGGGATATCAACCGCATCGTGATAGCGGTCCTTGATCAGGGTGTTCGGATACCAGCCGCCATAGCCGGTCGCTGCCGGCACAGGGAACAGCCAGCCCGAACTATCCCCCGGATAGCCGACAACGGTCGGCATGGTCCTGCCATACTTGTCTACCGTGCTGGTCGTCGACCCGGCCGGCGAAGAAGGAGAGGATGTCGTGGGGAGGGCATCGCCTTCCAGGATAGGCATCTACATCTCCTGCTTCCACACCTGCCTCAGCTGGGCGAGGCGCTCCTGGAACCTCGACGAACCGTACCCCTCACCGGAGAAGACGGCCTGCTGACCGATGGTGTTGATGTCCCCGGTACGCATCCCGGCCCGCGCGTTCGCAGGCGTCGCCGCGTTACCCAACAAGGACTGGGCCTCGTCAGACATGCGGCCCGCATACATCTCCTCGTTCTCGCCCCACACGTTGTGGCTGAACAGCTCCTGATACAGGTCGGTTTGGCGGAGGAGCCGCTCGGCGGTCGCGGTAGCGGACGGCACGTTCATCACCGACGGCCCCTGCGACAGCTGCGGGTTGAACGGGTTGCCCATCATCGCCTTGTACGCGGCCACCTGCGGCGCCGCGACACCCCGAGCGACCTGCTCGATGAACGAGTCGGGCATGTCCGGCATGTTCCAAGCGGCCGCCAGGGTACGGGCCGCTTCGCGCGCCCCGTCCATGTCGACCTGCACAATGTCCTTCCCGCCCTCGAGTCGGCGCGCAACCCAGTTCGCGCCGCCCGGGTCGAGTGCCTGGAACGCCTCGAAGCCGCCCATCACGTCAACGAGCTTTTGCAGCTCCTGGGCAGTGAACGAGTACGGGTTGGAGAACAGCCGCTCCGCGAGGTCCTCATTCACGACCCACAGCTGTGCGACGGTCGAGTTCGCGAACATGTCCTTCGCGCGCTCGAAACGGAACGCGGCATCACCAAACGAGTAGCCGAACTCGAACTTGTCCCACTCTGACTCTGCATCGTCGAAGCGGCCCGGTGCGTTCTGGCGCCGGCCGCGTTCACGGAACGCGTCCCTCTTCTCATCTCCGGTCGGAGGGCGGCCGGCCGGTGCCGCTTCGGGAAGGTACGAGTCGTCGCCGGTCGCCGCAGCGCGAGCTTCGGCGGCCTTCCGGTTGTTGTCCGCGATGATCTCGCCCGGTGACCGCAGGTCCTTCCTGCCCTCGTTCGGGTCAATGACACCGTTTCGCTCAAGGAACTGGAACAGTGAAGCCGACTCTGCCAGCGACAGGCCGGACAGCCTCCCGACCGCACCGAAGTGGCGGGCCTGCTCGTAGGTGATCCCAAACGCCTGAGCGACCTGGTTGATGTCCGAGACCTTGAAGCCGCCGTCAGTCATGTCCGGCTTGTACCGATCCGACCAGGTGCCGTACGTTTCGAGGGCGACCTGCACGATCGGGTCGTCCTCACCGGCGGTCCCGAGCCACGCCGCGATGGTTTCCTGCTTGTACTGCTCGGCGGTCCTCGTCGCTGTCCCGTCCGCCGCCCACTCGGTGGCTTCGAGGTAGTCGATCGCCTCCGGCGACTTCCACCCGGGCGGGAGCATCTGCTTCGGGAGGTTCGCATAGATGACGTCGTACATCTCAGAGAAGTCGATGTCGCCCCACGTGATGTAGTCCCACACGAAGACCGGGAGGCTCTCGGCAGCGGCCCGGCCCGTCATGACATCAAACGCGGCCTGTTCCTCCTCTTCCTTCTCCTTAGCCACCTCGGCAGCCTTCTCGGCATCCTCACCGTCGCCGCGGAACAGCCCCGAGAAGCCCCCCACCAGTTCGGTGTTGCCGCCGATCTGGCGAAGAGAGTCCTGCTCGGGGAGACGCGCCACGTCGCCGATAAAGTCGCCGATAAACCCCCCAATGCCGGCGTCGCCACCGACGCCGGCAGCGTCAGCGACTTCCCGCGGAGGCGTCGCCTCGACCGGTGCGGGAGGCGGCTCCGCTGAGGCCGTAGGCTGCGTCTGATACCAGGCGTACGCGTCCTGCTCCGTCTGGATGTCAGGGTTCGCGAGAGCTTCGTTGTACTGCTGCTCGTTGATGTAGCCCTCACTAGCCAACATGGCTAGGTACGCCTGTGCCGTCTTGTCTGCCATTTACACTAGCTCCTCTGTAATGTCACCCAAGGACTGTCGATAGAAGCGGCGATAGAGCCTCTCGAACCCGTCGTATTCCTTCGACACGTCGATAGCCAGGCGGCGCAGGTACATCACCGCGTCGATTGGCAACTCCTCGGGCGTCTCATACGAGAAGCCCCTCTCCCTCAACGCTTCACCGACCTGCCGGTACTGCACCTCGTACACGGCGAGGCCGTCATCTGCCGGCGACCCGGACGGTGCGCGGAGCCGCTCCTCCTTCTCTAACGCCGCGGTGGTAGCGTCCCCAGCCCAGTCGCCCATCTGGTTCTTCCACGCCGGGTACATGGCCGAGATCTCGGCACGCTTCTGCTTGATGATGGCGCCAGCTACCGGGTCGCGGATCGCCTGGTCCCACGTCATTCCCATCCGGCCGAGGGTTTTGACGGTCTCGGTCTGGTACTCGCGCCACGAGTCCCAGCCCTTCCGCGCCTCGGCCTGGTCGGTGACGAAGTTGAAGTCGCCGTCGAACACCTGCGCCTGCCGTAGCGCGTCCTCAGTGAGGGTCTTGATGTCGTTCACTGCCGGCAGCAGCGAACGCATGAGGTCCGTGACGTTGTTCGCGTCAGCGTCGTTGCTGATCATCACCGCCTGCGGCAGGAACAGGTTCATGACCTCGTCGAACTGGGTGGCCTCCACGCCCGCAGCGCCGAGGCCCTCGCGGAGCTTCTCTCCGGGCATCGAGCCGAGAGCGACGTCCATGATCGGGGCGTTCACGCCACCGAACCGGCCGAGAGACAGGCCGTAGGCCAGCACGTTCAGGCGGTGCGCGGACTCGAGGATCGGCAGCCGGTCCCTCCACTCGGCAGACAGGTCGTAGTGGTCGTTGAGGAGGTTGTAGGTCGCCATCGCGTCCTGTATCAGGATCAGGCGGCCCAGGTCCTGTTGGAAGAACTTGCCCATGTGGCCCACGATCTTCTTCGTGAACGAGAACGGGAAGAACACGAAGTTCATTGACAGCTCCGCAGCTGACCGGCCGGTCGTGCCATACGTGTACATCTCCCGCACCGTCTCATATGCCTTGCGGGACGAGACACCGTTCTGTTGCAGGTGCCAGAACGTGGACGCCATCCAGTCGCTGGGAGAGAAGCCGAGTATGCCCTGCGACGAGAAGCGGCGGTTCACCGAGTCCACGGCCTCCATCGCGAAGTCGCCGCGGGCCGCTGAGAAGAACTCGTCGACGATCTTGCCCCACTCCTCACCGGCGAACGACTGGGCGAGGACCTTCGAGTGGCCCTCCGCCATCCTCCGCTCCGCGATAAGTTTCCGGACTTTCCGCGGAGACTGGTTGAGCTTCAAGAGCCGCATCGACTCTTCCGGCAGCTCACCGATCTGGGAGAGGATCACCGCCTCCGTGTATCGGGACGCGTCGAAGATCGGAGACAGTGAGAACCGGAACAGGTCGCGGACGTTCGCGAGGTTGTCAGGCAGGTACAGCCACTTCATTTTGTTCGAGTTCACCGCGGCGTTCGCGACACGGTTCACCGCCGGTGAGGCCAGGCGATAGCCCTGGTGGCCCAAAGCGCCACCGATGAGGCCGCCGGCCAACGCACCACCACCGCCGCCCTGCTCTTGACCGATGTAGCTACCGGCAGCTACGCCACCCAACGTCTGGACGTTCGTCATGTTCTTCGCCATCCGCGTACCCCAGCGGATGTCTTCGTCGGCAGTGCGGGCCAGTGAACCGCCCAGGTCCACCTTCCCGAACAGGTTCAGGGCATCGGCAACGAGCGGCCTCGACCGGAGCGTCGCCTCGATGTTGAACAGTCCGTAGCGTTGGAACCCGAGCTTCTGCGACCGCTGCAAGGCACGGAAGATCGCTTTCGCTTCATCTTCCGTGTAGCCGCGGCCCACCAGGGCCGTCATGAACTCCGAGAACTTCATGTCAGAGGCGAGACGGTCCACGGAGTACGGGAGCCTCGAGTGTTGGATGCGGTTACCCGCTCTCGAGATCAAGCCGCCCTTCGGGTGCTTCGCGGCGTCCATAATCTCGTCGTGAATGTCCCACAGATCATGCAGCACCATGTCCATGTCGCCGCTGTTGTCCTCCAGGTTCCCCATGTCGAGGCGCAGCTTGCGGGTACCGCCAGCGTCGTGACCCATCTCGGCGATGAGGGCCGCCTTCACGTTCCGCATCTTCAGCTCGCGGACAATGCCCGGGTCCTGCCGGGAGAAGAACGAGTCGACGTGCAGCGAGTTGACGTGGCGGCGCTTGATCGCCGCCAGCTCCGGCATCATGTCATCGAGGTGATGCGGCTGCTGGAACGCGATACCGTAGACGAGCTTGTAGCCGCGGTCTTCGAGTTCCCGGGCGAGCTGCTTCGGGATGTTCTCAACCTCAGCGGCGATGTAGCGCGCCTGCTTATCGAGTTCCTTGTACAAGGCCCTGAGCCGGTCCTGCGAGTTGGCCGCAGAGCGGCCCGTACCGGACGGGACACCGAACTCGGACCATTTCTCACTGCTGATCAGTTCCTCGATGCGGCGGTCCAGCGCCTCCTCGAGTCCCTGCATCGTCGGAGCGTCCGGCGACTCCTGCACATACCGTACGAGGCGGTTGATGTCCTTCTGGGTCTTCTTGCCGACGCCGATGCCGGCGTCGTCGAGGGCCGCGGCGACGGCCTTGGCGCGGGCCTGGTCAGTCCACTTCGCGTCACGGGCGGTACGTTCCGCGCCCTCGAACAGCACCGCCTGGGTGCCGGTGATGTTCTCATCGATGACACGGGCAACGTCGTCGAACTTGCCAGACACGCGCAGGTTATGCACGGCCTGGCGCATCTGTAGCGTCTCCGACGCTCGGCGGGCAACGATGTTGGCGTCCTGCTTCGTCAGCGTGTCCTTCAGCGCCGGCGTGTAGTTGAATGTCGTCGGGTCCAGGTCACGGACCAGGGGACCCATCCACGACCGGGCCGCAGCGTCGGCTGCCTTCGAGTCGTTGAGGGCGTCTGCCGTGACGACGGCGGCGGCGCGGCGGCCGATCTTCTCACCATACTGGTTCGACGGGTCGAAGCTGGTCATGCGGCCATGTTCGTTCATCAGGGGCTTCAGCTTCGCATTGTCCAGGCCACCGGCCAGCCGTGCGGCCTCGACCGCTTCCGACGCGGCGAGGTGATCGCCGTAGTTGCCGATCTTGTGGAGGTACTCGAAGATGTAGGTCTCGAGGTAGTCGACGTCCACCTGGGCGATGATGTTTTGCAGCGCCTCTTGACGCATCTCGTTGTGGCGGCGGATCAGCTTCTTGAAGTTCAAGAGCTTCTCCGGGTCGTAGCGGCGCGCCTGACCGATCGTTTCGAGGGTCGCTCCGTTGAAGCGGCGGCGGAAGGAGGTGCCGTACCTCTGCACGTCTGCGTGTACGTCGGCGGCCGCCTCCGCCGCGGTCATGCCGCCCCACTCAGCCACCTCGTCCAGGTCGATGTCGACTACGAGCTGGCGGGAGTCGTCGACTCCCTCCCACGGCGTCGCAGACCACTCGACGTTGGACGCTTCCGGTCCGTCGACGATGCGCTTGCCGTAGAGCCTGACCTCGTTGTCGCCGACCCGGCCGCCGCGGGCGGCCGTCACGGCCTCGTCTTCATACAGCGATTCGCGGGTCATGGTGCGGCGCTGCGCCTTCACCTTCGAGTCGGTGCGGCGCTGCGTTGCGACCAGGTCCTCGCCCCACTCGAACAGGTCGTCCGTGTCGAAGTCCTTGCCACCGAACTCTGAGAGGATGTCGGCCGCGTCCTCAATATCGAGGTCGTCGTACTGGGCGAGCTGGGCGCGGAGCTGCCCCTGCACGGCCAGTACGCTGTCGCGGGTCGGTGTGTCCATGTCTGACAGCCTCGCCGAGCGGGCCGTCAGTTCCTTCACCGACCTCCGCGAGTAGCCGTCCACACCCGCAGCGACGGTCAGCCGGAACATGGCGGCACCGATCTCTTCTGGCGTCTGGGCGGGGATACCGGCGAACTCCATGACCGCCGCGGCCACGCCGCGCTTCTTCGCGGCCCGCGCGAATGCCTTCCCGGCCTCTCGCCCGCCCTGCTGTTCGACGTACTCTTTGACCGGGTGGTACCAGGCAGCGACCATCTTCTCAGACTCGGTGACCTTGCTGTAGCCCGGGGTGACGTAGAGGGCAGACCTCCCGATCAGCGACCCGATGCGCGTGTAGGTGCCTGGCTCGAAGATGTTGTTCGGGTAGAGGAACGCGTCGGCGGCGAGGTCGACCACCGCGTTCCCGAGGATCGAGTCGATCAGCGGGCCAGTCCCGGGCAAGGCACCCTCGATCGAGTAGTTGCCGGGAGCGTGCGTGTCGCCGATAAGCTGCTGCGCGTTCGACATGAAGCCGGCACGCAGCACCTGCTGGTTCGCCTTCTTCGCCAGCGCGACGCCCTTCATGTCCCGCCACTTCGCCAGGGCCATCGAGGCGGCGCGGACGTCCTTGCCGGCCTCTTGGGCCTCCCACGGGTTGAACCCGCCGGCGATCTTCCGAGACAGCCACGACGGGTCGGAGAGGCGGGCGAGGTCGGCGCCACGGTCGCCTGCCTTCACACCGAACAGGCCACGCTTCGCCACGTATTCGGCTCCGCGCAGCGTCTCGACAGCGTCCGCCGCCTTGAGGGTCGCCCTGACGCCCTTGACTCCCTTGCCGGCCACCCACAGGGCCTTGCCGGTCAGGTACACCTCGCTCACGCCGGTGAGGAGCAGCGCGATGTTGACGGCCGGGAACACCATGTCGTCGACCGGGCCGGACAGTGCGTCGATGAAGCTGAAGAAGTTCGGGTCGTCGCGGAACCTCCGCCACTTGTCACCCCAGTCGGACATCTCCGTCGCGATCTCACCGACGTCCCAGAAGAGGTCGAGTTCGGTCGCGGCACGGTAGAGGCCACGCGGTGAAAGCCACTCGTCCACCATGTCCATGACCCTGTTGATCGGTATCGAGCCGGGTTCCTGTCCGGAGAACTGGGCCTGCGCGGTCTCGCGCGCCATCTCCCCGAAGATAGCGCGGTCCTCCGGGCGTACGCGCGGGTCACGGATCTGCGATTCGGGGATGTCGAGGTAGCCCATGTCGACGGCACGTTGGCGCCACCGCACGACCGCGTTCTCGTTGTACACGCGCGGTGCGTCCTGGCCCGTGATGCCCGCTATGAGGCGGGCGATGTTCTGCCGGTTCGTGTAGTCGGCCGGTGTCGTTCCGACACCATCAAATGGGGACCACAGCTCCGGTTTCCGCACAGGGAGCGGCTCGACCCGCTGGGCCGACTGGATGTCGTCCGCTACGCCGGTCAGGAACCCGCCGATAGAGTCGGGGGTGAACGGCGCTGCCGCGAGGTCGAGGGCGACATCTTCGGGGAGCTTTGGCATGCCCCAGCCGCCTTCGACCGAGCGTATTGAAGTGAGATTCTGGTCGATCGTTTTGAGACCAGGGAGTGCATCAACCATCAGAAAGCCACCCGCAGGGCGGCTCCTCTACAAGACGGCGATACCGCCCTCACCGTCCTCCTGGTCCTCGCCTCCGATGATCGACGAGGCGGGTCCGACGATGCCGCGCATCTCAATGCGGCGGTCATCCCAGTCGGTGACTTCGTCCCATTCGACGTCGTCACGCTTCTCAAACACCACCGGCGCCTCTTCGTCACCGTACGGCTGCCAGTGCGCGGCGGGGACCTTCATCAGCTCGTCCTCGATCAATATCCGATCGGGTATGCCCTTCGGATACGCCTTACAGACCTCGGTGCCGAGGGCATCGACCTGGTAGTGCTTGCAGAACTTGCACATCGGTCCGCCGAGCATGTTCCGCATCGCAGCGTGCGGGTTCCGCTTCGGGTCTGGTACAGCCATAGCCCTACAGCTCCTTGCGATATTCGTCGGGATTGAGGTTCGGGTCGTAGGTGTTGTCGTGGAAATCGACAGGCACATGGAACCACGACGACGTTTGCGTCCCGTCCGGCTTGTACCAGCGGTGCGTATTCCCATACACCTCAGCTTCGGGACGGCCTTCCCACGAAGAGAACGGCTGATTCGACAACGGCCTCGCCTCGCCATACACGACATTGCCGTACACCTTCAGGTTCGGGCCGTCGATGCATTGGATACCGACCTGTCCCGGATTGATGAGTACGTTGTTGCGGACCGTGATGTTGCCGTTATTCGGCGAACCCTCACCGTCCGACAAGATGATGCCCGTACCAGACGCCGACGACCAATCGTCGTTCTCCAAATAGTTGTTCTCGATGACGATGCCGCCAGAATGCCACGTCGAGATCATGTCCTCCGTGTCGCCGCCAATGAAGACACTGTTTCGCACGGCGCCGCCCACCGATTCGGCGAACTGCACATAGTTCGAGTGGCCCGACCCGATCGTGCCGTCACCCACGTTGCGGCCGCGCACGTTCTCAATCACCACATCGGTTGAGTTGTAAACATAGATGCCGCCCACCACGTTCTCGAAGTCGATGTCGTGAATGTAGGCGCCGTCCACGTTGCGGATCGTCACCGCAATCGTACCCTCGGTGATAGAGAGTTCGCTTAGCTCGATGTCGGTGCCGCCGTCAATGACAATCGGGTCGCTCGCCGGATACGCCAGGAACGGAGTCTCGGAGCCGGTAGGCAACGTCGTCGTAGATGTCGTCGTAGACGAAGACGATGTGGTCGTGGTTGTCGGCTCCGTCGTGGTTGTGGATGAGGATGTCGTTGTCGCCGGGTCCGTGGTGGTAGTGGTAGTAGATGGTGATGTTCCTTGGTTGATAATGTTGTCTTCAAAGTAGGCGAGAGCGACCATGACGGCGTGCGCATATTCTTGCGGCGAAGCCTCCCCGTTGTAGTAATACGCCGGGTCGCCCTCGATATAGCCACGCTCAACTGCCTCAGTGAACGACTCAACATGATCCGGATTCGGCGCAGTCGCCCACGCCACACCCGCAGCAAACAGCAACACGACAAGAACCAAAGCAAAAACGCGGAACCTCGTCACAACCCCATATCCTCTTTTCTGAATCCCATTTCCATACCCTACTCGCCGTTCATGACGCGGTCAAAGACCTGCACCACCTCAACGTTCGCGGCCTCCATCTCCGGGCGACTGATGCGGCCGATGTCGTACCACTCCTGGATCTTCTCGCCGGTCGAGTTCGCTGCCGCGACCGACGCCTTCACAAAGCGGAGTTCCTCAGCGGTCAGGTTCTCTGGCCGCAACACCGCCTCAGTGTAAAGCTCAGCGAAGTACTCCTGCGGAGACGACTGGGCATATCCGGAGATGCCTGTCGCGGTCCCGAGCTTCGAGCGTTGGAGACGTTCGAGCGTCGACAGCCACTCCCGGTATGCCTGCCCGTTTTGGCCGTGGAACTCAAACGACTGGTGGATCACGTGGCCGGCCTCATGGACGATCACGTGCTGGACCTCGTCACGGCCGGCCGATGCGATGGACGCGTCGCGGCCCATCTGTTCTTCGACTAGCCACAGCCTCTGATCGAACTGGACGCCAGACGACCTGGTCTTGTTCCGCTTGTACCCGGGGAGGCTCCGGTTCGCGAAGGTGCGGCCCAGCTCGCCGTCGTGGCCGGGCAAGATACCGAATCGCATGACCCTCACCGCGGTGCCGAGCAGTGCCGGCGATAGTTGCAGGTCTTCAGCGACCTGTATCCGCGGACTGGTATTGAGTCCGTACACCGCCCCGATGTCGTCGACAGCTCCGCGGAGCAGTTCGACCTTCATGTCGGACTTCGCCTCGATGGCGACGCCGGCGTTTGGATTCGCACCGGCGGCCTTGATCCTCTCCTCGAACTCAAACTCGAGGAGAATGCGTTCCGCGTCGTGGTCCGGGGTGTCGGACGTGAACATCGCGTCCTTCGACTTCCGCGGCGCCATCATCTGGCTGAGGCGGGGGTTGGCAGCCTTCTCGAGGTCCAGGGCAGAATCGGTCTGTTGCAGCTGCTTGCGGCGAGAGTGGTAGCCGAACTGGTCGAAGCGGTCCGAGATCTGGTACCCGGCGGCCTGCACGGCGGTCGCGGCGTCAGCGAAGTCCTTCGCGTTCGTCGTTGAGATCTGGACGCCGCCGGGGCCGAGCTGCAACTGGACGAGTCCCGTGCCGACCTCCCCTTCGTCCGGCGCGAGGAACGAGCCGGTGTCGGCGGTGGGCCGCATCACAGGGACCTCGCCGTTGAGGTCGAGGACGGCGCGCTGCACCTTGGCGCCGTCGATGGTGGAGTCTTCCGCGAAGATGTCGCCGTCCTGTGGGAACGACAGCTCCTGCGCTTCGAGGGGATAGGCGACGATCAGGTCACGGTCGAAGCGGACCGTGCGTTCCTGCTCGTCGACGTACATGACCGCCTTCGCCTGTTCGCGTGTGCGTTGACCATCTACGAGGCCGCTCGGCAGCTGGTTCGCGCCTGACAGTTCGGAATGTGGGACGTACGCTGTGCGGCGGTGGCCGGACGCGTAGTGGCCGCCCGGTGCGGTGCGTACCGTGCCAGTCACAACACCGTCACTGTACGCGTACTCGTCGACGGCATGGAACTTCCGGTCGTTCACCCACAAGCGGCCGTCCGAGTAGAGAGTAACGTTCCGCACCCCCTCAACGCGCGACGCCCGATCGATCAGCTGGTCAATGTCCTGCCACTGCACATAGCCGGTACCGAAGTCGAGGAGAATGAAGCGGCTGCCCTGCTCACGTCCGTCCGCGAACATGAGCTGACGCGGATCGGTCAGGCCCTCCTGCCGATAGTCGACGTAGTTCATCGAGTAGCCGGTGGCCTTCCCCGACGGGAGCGTAATCACTGACCGATTGTCCTGCTCCACCGCAGTCGCACCGTACTGGCCGCCGTCCTGCGGCCAGAAGTAGCCGTCCATGAACATGAGGCCGGACCGGGTCGCGACCGACTCCTGGTTGAACTCTTTCCCCAGATCGAACACGGTCTGATAGTCGAGGCCGAACACGGTGAGGCTGCCCTCGTCGTCCCCGAAGTAGCGGCCATCTGTCTCCATGACAGCGTCCTCGGCCGTTGCGCGGTCAACGCCGAACTGCTTCTGCACCGCAGATACGAGCTTCTCGCGAAGTTCCGCATGCCGCGCCGCATTCTTGGTGGTGGTGCCGCGAGGCACCGACGAGATCGAGACCCAGTCGTGGGTCGCGAACGGAGACCTCGCCTCGTCCTGGAGGGCCTCGGGCGACAGGTCATCGAGCATCGTCGCGGTGATCAGCGGCGTGGCCGACTGGGCGGTCGTGCCGACCGCCTCGGTCGCCACCGGCTCGACAGAGAGTTCCTCCGAGAGAGAGATCAGGGCCTGGCGGCCCTGCGGCGTGTCCGGGTCAACCTCGAAGAGGACCTTGTTGCCGGGACCGTTCAGGTCAATGGCGCTGCCCTGCCAAACGCGGGTACGGACCGGGACCGGCATGCCGGTGACGGGGTCCACGTCGTTCTGCACTTCCTTGATGTGGTCGATCACGGACGTGACCTTCCGCGGCTTGCGCGGCACCATCATCACCCGGCCACCGACCTCGACGGTCGGGAGCGGAACCAGATGCGGCAGCGCATCAACCACACCGTCGGCCTCGATGTCAGCCCATACCCGATACGACTGGTCTGGCATCCTCTCGAGGACAACCGGCTGCCCCGCGCCGCGACGGTTCCCGGTCGCAGAGGCGGGCATCGCAGACGGCGACGGCAGTCGCTGCGTGTCGGTCGTCACGTTCGTCGTCAGCGCGGCGAGGCGTGGATGCAGCTGGGGGTTGCCGTCGAGGTGGTCATGGATACCGGAATGAGACACGTTGTTCCGGTACAGCTCGGCGTAGGCCGCGTCGTTTTCGAGCCGCTCCGGATCGGCATGGCCGAGCTGGCGTTGCCGCTGCTGGCCCTTCTTCTCGCCCGCCTCGATGAGGATCGGTTCGCCCGTGACCGGGTCGAACATGTCCTTGACCCTCCCCTGCTCCACCTCCGAGAGTGTCTCGGACTGCATCCGAGACCACAGCCACGTCTCGGCCTGCGCCATGCGGGCGTTGTCCCACTTCGGGTTCTGCTCGTACAGGGCGCGGGCCATCTCGGTGAGGAGCGTGTAGCGCTCCACGTCCTCTTCCTTCGGGACGTTCTCCCACGCGGTCTTGATCAAGGCCCGGGCCTTCACCGGGTCCATGCCGTTGGCGATCATCGACTCGTAGGCGGCCCCGAAGTCGTCGGGGCCGGTGATCGTCAACCGCGTCCCGGGTATGGTCTGGGAGAAGCCGGCGCGGCGCTCACCCTTGCCGCGCTTCCCGCCCTCCATCGTGATCGCCTTCTTCGACGGCATCAGCATCGACCCCCACGCGACCCGGTTTTGATGCACGTCCATCGTGTACGAGGTCGGTGCTAGGGCCGCGAGGGACGAGTAGAAGTTCCCAAACTTGAACGAGCGGAACAGGACGTTGAGTGGGATGTCGCCATCCCAGATGGCGTCGAGCGAGTTGACGTCACGTTCGGTTGTGGCGCCCATGTTCTTCCGCTCGCCCGTCTTCTCGTTCGGCTTGGTGAGGATGTTCTCCTTCTGCGAGTAGTACTGGATGCCCAGCTCGCCGGCCTGCTCAACGTTCTGGTCTGCCTGCGCGAGCCAGGCGTTGCGGCGGCCACCGACCGTCCCAGACGACATGATGTCGATGCCCCACTGGCCCTCCCGCAGCGCCTGCGCTGCGATCTCCTGATACTGCTGCGACGTCGGGTCCATGCCGGCGCCATACTCGAGGATGTAGTGGATGCCGCCGATGAGGTTCGCAGGTATCCATGCCGTGTTGGCTGACATCGCAGCGAACGTGGCCGCGATCTTCCGCTTGTCGATTCCGGTCTGCTCGGCGAGGTACCGGATCGTCTTGTTGGCGCGCCGATACCAGAGGCGCTGGTGCTTCGCGACCTTGGAACCGTACTGTTCGTTGACGCGTTCACGGGCGAGGTTGTGGTTCGCGGCCATCTCGCCCAACACGGTGGCCCACTGCACGGCCCACATCTTGTCGTAGAGGGACTTCTCGCCGCCGATGTCGTAGAAGGTCCCACTGTTCGCGTCGATGGTCCGCTGGTTCGGGAGGAGGAACTCGTTGAAGCCGAACAGGATGCGGGCCTGTCCGACACCGTCGACCCGGTCATAGATGATCTTCGCCACGTCGAACTGGGGGAGACCTACGAGGTCTGCGCCGATACCGACATCGCTCAGCGCCTTGAAGATGTCTGCGATGGCGGCGATCGCGAACCCGCTGCCCTGGTCTGTGGCGAGGTGGGCGAGCAGCGTCTCGGACCGGGCCTCCGTCTCCTGCAAGTCGACGAGGCCGATCTTGCCCTGCTCCCAGTCCTTACGCCTCTGCTCCAGCACGGCCGGGTTCACGGCGTCCACGTCGAGGAGTCCCTGGGACTCTGCGTTGACGATGGCCGCTATCGCATGCTGCGCGAGCGAGAACTCCCAGTCCTGCTGCGACACGCCCTCCGGTACAGACCACCCTTCGGTCTCGGCGAGCCGCTGGCCGATACCGGCCAGCTCGACGTCCATGCCGTCGGCGGCGGTGAGGCCGGGACGGTCCATCTTGTCCACCACATACCACGCGAGGTCTTGATACGACTCGGTGTCGAACACGTCAGCGACGTCCGGCATCAGCCGGCGGAAGAGACGCTGCGACATGTTCTTCGCGTCGCCCGTGTACTGCCCGGTGGTCGGCGTCGAAGACATGATCTGTGTCTTCTCGTCCGGTGTGAAGGTCGGGGCCTCGCCCGGCAGAGCCATGTACGGGTCGGCGGCTGCGTCCGCGGCGGGCAACTGGGCGAGCTGCTGACGTGCCGCGTCGGCACGCTGCCGCGACTTCAACTGGGCGGCGGTCTGGATGCCGGCGATCGTCATCGCGCCACCGGCGAACGGCAACAGGGCGAGGCCACGCTCCACCGGACCCAACGGGGACGTCGGGTCCAGTGCAGACATGGCGTCCTTGATGTCGCCGATGGGAGAGAACTCGATGAAGTCGGTGACCGCAGACTCGAGGGACAGGCCCTCGCGGTTGATCGACGGACGCATCAGGTTCGCTGCCGACTCGAGTCCGGCACCGATGCCGGACTCGCGGGTCGCAGTGAGAATGTCCGGCTGCTCCTCAGCCTGGCGCTGATCGATAGCCATCAGGACAGGATCTCCAAGACCTGCCGCGCCCACTCACGGGTCGCGTCAGAGACCTCACGCGACTGTGACAGCTGAACGAGCAGGGCCTTACGGGCCTCCTGTTGCGAGTTGCTTTCCCTGATCGGTGACCGTTCCCGGACCAGCCGCTGGTTCAGCGGCACATTCGGCCGGGTCGTTCCGTGCATCAGCGGCGCGGGAACCCCCGGAGGAGGCGAGCCAGGGCGGCCAGGCCCGGAAGGCATCGGCGAGATGCCGGCAGGCTGGAGCGGTTGTCCGCCGCCGCCCGGCCCAGCCTGTGGGCCTCCCGGAGGAGCGGCACCAGTCGACGGGAGTTCCTGTTTGAGTCGCGCAAGGTCAGCCTTCTCACCGTACGTTCCCGACGACGGCTTGTTCACCGACGTGTTCGCGGTGGGTGTCTTCTCAATCTCACCTGGCATGTCAGCCCTCCTGCATCACCTGAGCGCCGAGCGTACCGCCCGGCCCGGCCGGCGTGTTGATACGGGCGAGGAGGTCCGCGCCCGTCGGTGGCGCCGGAACGCCGGGGGCCTGCCCAGGAGCGGCCCCCGGCACCGGTCCCCCGCCCCCAGGTAGCATGGGAGGGCCAAGACCAGATGGAATCGCATTCTGCGCCTGCTCCTCGGCGGGCTTCACAATGTACTCCTGGTAGATCTGGAACAGGTCTTCGCCCTTGTCGCGCGCCTCCGCGATCTCCGGCAACGCAGAGTCGGGGATGGTGCCAGCCTCGAGGCCCTGCATGATCTTCGCCAGGGCCATGCTGCGGAACTTCTCCATGTCGATGCGCTTCAGCTCGCGGGCCACATCGGTCATGCCGTCGATGTTCTCCATCACGAACTCGCGTGAAATGTACTCGTTCTGCCCGTACTGGATGTGCAGCACAGCGGACTGTGACGCGTCGCGGCCCAGGCCGAGGCCGTACTCGACACGGACCTGGTTCTCGAGATCGATGTCCAGCTTCGGGTCGTAGTCGAACAGGAACGACTGGTTGCGGAGCGTACCAGCGGCCCGCTTCTCGCCCGGGAACATCTTGTAGTCCACCTCGTAGGCGAGGCGGAGTGCGCGCTCGAAGGCGCGCTGCAAGATCTGGTGATAGGTGCGGATCGCGGTGTTCATCATGCCCGCCGAGGCTTCGAGGAACTTCGCGGACGCGATCGACTGATCGATCTCGCCGGGCCTTCCCTTCGGCCAGCGGCCACCCAAGTGAATGTTGTCCATCAGCGCGTCGAGGTCGCGCTGCACGTCCAGCGACGACACGGCCGGCGGCACCCGGCCGATCGCGCCGTTCGGACCAAGTTCGATATACGACCCGCCGCCATACGGCAGCACGCCAATCAGGTCACGGACCCAAATGTCCGAGTAGACCGCCTGGTCCGAGTAGTCGAGCATGATGCCCATCAGCCGGACATGCGCCTCCAGCAGGCCAACAACCTGGTCGAACTGGCCGCGGAACTCGCCATCGAGCGTGATCCGCGAACCGATCACAACCGGACAGGCCGAGACCTTGTTCTCGATCCGCTCCAGCTCGATCGGCACATACTGCATCTCGGGAGAACCTGCCGGCGAATAGTTCACCTGGCCGCCCTCAACCATCCCGACCAGGACATACTCGTCGGCGTCGTAGTACTCGACGACCGTCACCGTCGAGTTCTCCTGCACGTCGCCATCGACGTCAGCGAACCAGTCGAGGATCTTGTACTGATATGCGGCCGGTAGCTGCGTGAAGTACACGTTGCGGGCAAACATCACCCTCCGCGGCTGGTCACCGGGCCGGAAGCCCGGCTCCGGATAGCAGAACCGCGGGTCGCGGCGTTCAATCAGCGGGACCCGCTGCTCCGTGTCGGGCGTGATCGTCCACACAAACATGCCGTACGCGGCCGCGTCCATCACCGAACGGGGAATCAGCAGGTCAACGTCGTTCCGTTGCAGATAGTTCGCACCGATCTGCTCCATCCGCGCTGCCTTGTCCTTCGCACGCGGACCGTCCTTCATCGGCTGCACACGCAACGTCGGCACCAACGATGCCGACTCGGCCGTGTCCTCCATCGCGATCTGCACCATGTTCGGCGACCGGTTCGCAACCGACTCCTCATCGGGGTCGAACACCTCGATGTCGCCGCGGACCACACCGTCCATCAGGGCCTTCCGAGAGTCCCACTCCGAATAGCGTTGCCGCCAGTTCAAGTACATGTCGGGGAGCTGTTGTATGTCGAGCATCAGGCCCTTTCAGAGAACTTCATGAGGGATCTCTCGTAACCGGAAAGGCTGCGGCCCTCCCGTATCTCAAACGCGCGCCCCCGTACATCTTCGTCAGAGGCGTCGCGTGGCATCACGAAATACGTCGGATTCCCGTCGCTGCCGATCGTGCCGCATACCATCTCGTCAGGCCCCGCCTCGCGCTGTGCGCGCTGAAAGCGGCGCTTGTTCTTGTAATCGCTCAACACCTCACAGAGCCGCCCACAGAACGTCTACTCCGGATGCCAGATCCGGGGATCGATATTCGGCGGAGACGGCTCCTCGTCGATCTGGAACTCCCGCACGGCGGCATGGTCCGTCGGGGAACCGATCGTCATACGACGATACCCCGCCGCCGACGCGGACAGATGACCGGGCCGCTGCTGCGACACAGGGACCGGGTCGACGCTCTGCGACTGGAAGTCGACGATGCGGCGGCGCCGCTTGATCCGGTTCGGCACCCTCGCATGCGAAAACATCGGCATATGCGCCCGGTGCAGCAGATCCCGCACACCCAGATCAGCGAACCAAAACGACATCACCCGGTCCGACGTCTGCGCCATCGGGAACCCGATCAGCTCATCCAACAGCGGCTGCATCCGCTGCGCCGTCGGCGCATTCGCCCACGGAATCGACACCATCTCCGCATGGAACAACGTCGCCATCGACTCCACACCAAACTGCGGGTCCCACTTGTTCGTATGCGTATGGTGCGGCGTCACCCGCACACCCCTCCGCGCCAAATGCTGAATGACCTCCTGGTTGTACTGGATCAGCTGCGACTGCAAACCATTCGACTCCACCCGAAACTCAAACAACGGGTACTGCTCAACCCACTCGAAGATCTTGTCCTTGATCTGCGGCGCCTTCATCGCCCGCTGAGCATACGTCTCAACAAGGAACCGCTTCCCCGTCTCCAAGTCGACACCCAACAAACAGAACGCCGTGAACCCAGACGACTTGTTCGCCCCCGCCGGGTCCAGGCCGGCGATCAGACGCCACCGCGGATCCCAATGCCCAAACACCCGCGACGTGTCCTTGCACTGGTCCAAGATGTCCTGCGTAAACGACGCGCCCAGGCCCGGCACATCCACATTCTGATACACCAACTGGAAGTCCGCCGGCTTCATCTCAGACTTGTGGATCAACACCTGACTGAACGGGAAATGCTCCGGCCACAACACCTGCTCCAGCTCCGCATCGATCAAAGCCGGATAGCGAATCACCTTGTACCCGGGCCGGGTCCCGAGCGTGTAGTAGATATCCCCTGCCGATACCCGCGTACCGACCCACACTGCCTGGCCGGACTTCCCGACACGGGACAGGGCCTCCTTGTCGATCCACTCCAACATGCTCGCAACCCGGTCCGGGTTGTTCGAGTTCTCCAACGTCGCAACGTCATCGAACTTGATCTTGTCAAACCGCTTCCCATAGATCTGCGTCCCGAACCCCAGCGCCGTCACCGTCGCGTCCTTCTCCGCACGAGTCCGGCCCGACACGATAATCTCCTGAGCGTTCCACGTCGCCTGACCATCCGGCTTGAACGGCCCATAGTCATCGATCAGGTTCCCGTCGCTGTTCTCATACAGCTCCGGGTTCGTCAGGATCTCCTGGATCTGGCGGATGAACGTCTCCGCGAACCGCGACGACTTCGACACAATCGCCGTACGCGTATCCCGGTCACGGCAAATGTCATACACCGTATGAAACACCGAAATCAACGTCGACTTCGAGTGATACGGCGGGATGTTCACCAACACCCGCCGAGCATCCGGCGCCTCCAGGGCCTCCACAATCTCGAGATGGAAATCCGGGAGCTGATGATGCACACCACAGTCAGGACACACCCAGCCGCCAAAGTACCGGTCAAACCACACCTTGAAAGACGGGAAGGGCCGCGACGCCACATCGGCGCGCGCGGCCACCTCCCGCTTCGCCTGGTCCACACGTTCGTCCATGAGCCTACGAGCATCACGCAACCGAACATTCAGATGCTGCCGCGAAACACCGAACTTCTCCGCAGCCGCCCTCTGTGTCATACCCTCATCAAGCACCGCCTGCTCAGCGGCCTCGAACTTCCGGGCCTTCGACCAGGCATCATATCTCCCCATACCAGACCGCCCCCAAAGAGAACCCTTGACCGCACAGGGACCAAGCTGTTACGGTCCCCCACAGAACAACCCCGCCCCACCAGCCTATCAAACGATAGGCGACACCCCACGGGCGAATAGATAGAGAACCAGCGGTTGTCCCACCCGCGACAAGGGACACGCCACCAGCAGGCGAAAATGCTGCACCGGGATCGTGTCGCCGGCACAGGCACGAAACTTGGACCGAGTCGAATGGTCATCCGAGCGAAACATCCGAGGCCCCGCGTCAAGGCGTAACCGGAGCGGCAGCCAACACTCACCCGGACCAGTAGCAAACCAACCACCATTGAGACCGTTCACGCCCCCACAACAGGGGGGCCGGGGCCGTCACCAACAAACAGAACCGGCAAGAGGCCGCCCCCCCCCAAAAGGGGGGCGGCACCAGACACCCCAAACCAGACCAGAACCAGACCAGCACCAGACGCCGGCGGAAACCGCCAGCCGGCGTACCAGTCACCACCAACAAAAGCAAGAAAACAAGCCGCACACACACGCACCCTTCCCCCACCCGCGCTTCCCGGACCTTATCGACCCCCCTCCACGTTTCGGCGTGGGGGGTGGGGGTTTCCCGCCTCGAGGAGACGCTGTCAGCGTCTCTCCGGCCCTGTGGCCGCACGGTTCGACAGACTGCACAGTCTGCGAGCCGTGCTTCCTGCCACCAGGAACAAGACCAGGCCCGGGGCAGGCCCCTGCCTCCATGTAATACCGTGCCTACGGCCGCACACCAGCTTCGTGTCTGGTGGTGGTGGTGGTGGGCTGGTGGCTGGCCTGGCCTCTGGCCCTGCCTGCTCGAGGTCCCTGTGTTGCTGGCCCAGTTGTGTGCATTTCCGCACGTTTTCGTGTCATCGCCATTCGTCGATTGCCTCAAACCGTTGGTGTGTAAGGGTTTCCTCGAGTTGACGGGGTGTTCTGGGCGTGTGTAGTCTCGGGTCACGAACCGAGTTGAGGAGGACACGGCGAGGACGGCCTACCCCAGATGAAACCCACAGCACCCCGGGGACGCACCTGCGGAGCCGCACGGATCGGAGCGGCGAACACTTGAGCAGGGGAGACGAGGGTGGTGGGTAGCCCCACATGACCACCAGGACCGGAGGGTCCTGGGCGTTGGCTGTGGGAACAAGGCGAAACAACGAGTCCCTGCTGAGTGTGGGGGTGTGCCGAGGCCCGCTGAGGCCATGCGGCTGATCGTTGTCCACCGGGTGTGGCCCTGCCTGGTGCTGATGAGCCAGGGCAATCGAGGAGGACATGACCATGTCGAGGAGTTTGTTGGTGTCGTCGGAGCGGCGGGAGCGGAAGATCGAAGACCTCCGGGTGATTGAGCGGGACATCGTGGTGCGGCACCGTGATGCCGAACGTGTCAAGGCGTTCGGGCTGGACGCTGCGGCGACGGCCCGGACGAAGGTCGAGGTGGAAGAGTTCATCACCGGCACGGGCCGTCATGCGAACGTGAACGTCCACGCCGACCGCGGTGTCGGTGTCGACAATGTGTTCGGTCAGGTGCTGGGCGATTCGGTGGCGGTGACGGTGGGGAATGTGACGCTGTTCGTCACCCTCGAGCAGGCCCGTGAGCTGGTCGCCCAGTTGCTGGGCGACGGGGTGGAGCGGATGGCGGACGAGTAGCCGAAACACCCCTTC